CACTTGCAGGAATTGATGGAATGTCATTTACAATTCCACGTCTTTACACAAATGCTTCTTCAGCAAACGTTGCACCAACAGTTGCAGCAGTTAACGAAGGTGCAGCAACTTCAGAAACTGGGATGACAAGTGCGTATGACACGATTAGTATCCAGAAGTACAGTGGCCTCAATGAAGTGAGTTTCGAACTCATTGACAGAAGCCAACCCGCCTTTATGGAATTGTTGATGGCTGAGTTAAGAAAATCTTACGAGAAAGCAACAGATACAGCACTTCTTTCAGCATTTGCAACATCAGGAACAGTTGCAACATCAACAGCAGCAACAGCAGCAGGATTGCAATCATTTATTGCAACTGAATCAGCAGCAGCATACAAGGGAACTGGTGGCGATTACGCTAACAAACTTGTTGCTTCAACTGACCAATGGGCTGCAATCATGGGCTACGCAGATGACAATAAGCGTCCTCTCTACGCAGCAGCACAACCACAAAATGCAGCAGGTCTAGTTTCACAAGGTTCAACAATTGGCAACGTACTTGGTGCGGATTTAATTGTTGACCATAACATCACAACATCTGGTGTTATTGATGATTCAGCGTTCCTAGTTGCTCCAGGTTCTGTTTATACATGGGAATCACCAACAACTAACCTACGCGTTAACTTGCTTGGCACTGGTCAAATCCAGATTGCACTTTATGGCTACTTGGCAATTTATGTTGGCAAGTCTGGCAAGGGCGTACGTCGCTATAACCTTACTTAATAAGTAAGTAACTAAGTCGCTGGGAGTGGGGCGCAGCCCTTGCCTCACTCCCAGTCTTTAGAAAGGATTACAAATGTCATTATGTACAGTTGCTGAACTAAAAAGCGTATTAGGTGTCGGAAGTTTATATTCAGACGCAACGCTTCAAGAAGTATGCGACGCAGCAGATAATGTAATTCTTCCTATGTTATGGAACAACTCACAATGGGTTGTAGCACACGGAAACACAGGCACAACAGGAACACTTTATTTTGATGTCCCAGTGCAAGAAATTTTTTATGTTGGACAGAGCGTAGTTATTGCTAATTGTGGAACTAAGTACAATGGCACTAAAACAATTACTGGTGTTGGAGAGTATTCTTTTAATGTAACAACAACTCACACTAGCGATAATCCACGTCATCCAATTGAACCTTTTGGTTCAGCAACTGGTGAAAGTTATATTGATTGGACATTAGACGCAGCAGTTCAACAAGCAGCAACAATGATTTCAGTTGATATTTGGCAAGCACGTCAGGCCAGCAATTCAGGTGGAGTGTCACCAGATTTTTCTCCATCGCCTTATAGAATGGGAAATACTTTGCTTGCGCGTGTACGCGGTTTGTTAGCACACGCCATTAGTCCAAATTCAATGGTGGGATAATGCCAACAGCATTAACAACTCTCAGAACAACAATTGCAACTGCATTAGTTGATAATTCTTTATACCAAGTTTTTGCGTTTCCACCTGCAACGGTTTTAGCCAACTCAGTTATCGTTGCGCCAGATGACCCATATTTAGAACCAAACAATAATCAGCACAACACGATTGCACCAACAGCACGCTTCAAAATCGTTATCGTTGTGCCTCTCCTCGATAACGAGGGAAATCTCAATGGAATTGAAACAGCCTTAGTTGGCGTGTTCAATAAACTCGCAGCATCCTCATTGACGTATAATGTGGGAGCAGTAAGCCAGCCAAGCGTTTTAAACGTGGACTCTGGCTCAATGCTTACATGTGAGATGTCACTATCCGTACTAACAACCTGGAGTTAATATGTCCGAATGGGAAAAAGAGAACGAGGCCTTCCTGAAGAAAATCGGGCAGGTAACACCAGCAGCACCAAAACCAGCATCTACAAAGAAAGAAGAGGAATAACCTAAATGGCTGTATTTCTAAATAACAAGGTCGGCGTTAAGGTTAATTCCGTTGACCTTTCTGACCATGTAACATCTGTAACACTTAATCGTCAGTTCGATGAACTAGATGTAACTGCAATGGGAGATGGCAGCAGAAAGGCCGTGAAGGGCCTGGAGTCATCTTCTGTAACAATTGATTTTCTAAATGACACAGCAGCAGCAAATGTTCTTGCAACATTGCAGTCAGCATGGGGAACAACTGTTACTCTAGTTCTACTTCAGGACAAGAGTGCAGCAGTATCGGCAACCAACGTTTTGTACACAATGTCAGTGCTTGTAAATGGCACTCAAGACATTAATGGTGCAACAGGCGATATTGGTTCTCAATCAGTAACTTGGAACTGTAACTCAACAGTTGCAATAACTACATCAGGCACATTCTAAAAATAAACTAAGGGGCAAAAAATGGCAAAGTTAAAAGTAACAAGGGCAGATGGTTCAGTTGGAGAATATCCAATTACTCCATTGGTGCAGTACGGTTTTGAGATTTACGCTAAAAAAGGATTCCATAAAGCGTTTCTTGAGGACCAGAAGCAAAGCGATATCTTTTGGTTAGCCTGGGAATGTATCAGACGTCAGGGTGAGACTGTTCCCATGTTTGGAGAAAAGTTTATTGAAACTTTAATTAACGTTGAAGTTCTCGATGACGATTCCCCGAACTAGGGCGCGATTCCATCACCTTCTTCATTGCTAAACTTAGCGTGAGGCTGGGAATTGCGCCACAACAATTGCTAGAACTGGAAGATGTAATGTTGCAGAACCTAATTAAGGTTCTCAAAGATGAAGCGAAGGAGATGCGAGATGCCAACAGAAGTCGTGGGCGCACTCGCACTTCGTAAGGCGTTACGAAATTACGCACCTGATTTATCTACTGAACTTCGCAAAGAAGTTGCTGCTGCACTAAAACCTGTTGTTTTACGCGCTCGCGGTTTTATCCCAAGTGAATCAAGCATCATGAGTGGCTGGCAACGTCGTTCATTTTCTGAAGCAAAGTTTCCTATGTATGACGCAAATGTCATTCGCAAGGGCATTAGTTACAAAACCAGTCCTAGCCGCGCTAATAAACGTGGTTTCACATCCTTGGCATCGATTGAAAACAAATCAGCCTTGGGTGCAATTATCGAAACTGCTGGACGTAAGAACCCAGGCGGTCAACCTTGGGTTGGTCCTGGCAAGAGTGTTGCACAAAAGCGTTATTCTCATTCTGTTAATCCAGGAGCAGGTGCGCAGTTTAATAAAAACCTTGGTCCAATCTACGGTAAAAAGAAAACATCTGGCATTGGTGATAAGCGTGGTCGTTTAATTTATCGCGCTTGGGATGAAACAAATGGCAAGGTTCTTGCAGCGTACTTTAAGGCAGTGCAGAACACAACCGCCAAGTTTAACAAACGGACTTCAATTGTAGATGTAAAGAGAGCCGCTTAATATGGATACATCAAAAATAGCCATTCAAATTGCCTCAGAGTTTACAGGTTCTAAGGCTTTCAAGCAGGCTGAAACATCTACTGCAAAACTTCAGCGACAAGTTCAAAACCTTGGTCGCACCCTTGGAATTGCATTAGGTACTGTTGCAATTGTTAGGTTTGGAAAAGCCTCCGTTAAAGCATTTGCAGCAGATGACAATGCTGCACGTTCCCTAGGAAAGACATTAGAAAACCTTGGACTGAATACTCGTTACGCAGGTGATGCTCTTAATGGGTACATTTCACGTCTTGAAAAACAAACAGGTGTTCTTGATGACGAACTTCGTCCTGCAATGGACCGTATGCTTCGCGCCACTGGCTCACTTACTAAATCGCAGGAACTGCTCGGTCTTGCATTAGATATTTCAGCAGGTACAGGTAAAGACCTGACTAGCGTTTCGCAAGCATTACAAAAGGCATACCTTGGAAATAATGTTTCACTTGGTCGTTTAGGTGTTGGTTTAAGTAAAGCAGAACTAACCAGCAGTTCATTCTTGGAGATTCAAGACAAACTGACAATGCTTTTTGCTGGTCAAGCAGTATCTGCTTCGAACTCCTATCAAGGTTCTTTGGACAAACTAACAGTTGCAAGCAATAATGCTAAAGAAGCAATTGGTAAAGGTTTAATCGATGCGCTTGGCATCCTTTCTGGTTCAAGCACCGTTGACCCTACCGTCAGTGCAATAGATAAGATTGCAAATAAGATTGCTGACCTGACCAGAGGAATTGCAAAGTTCCTTCGCATCTGGAAGGAAATGCTCACCAGTTTTGATTTGTTTATTCCAGCAGGCGGATATGGCAACCCTGGCATGGGTAATATGTCAATGACCTTATCTGGTCAAACAGAAAACGCTTTAGGCAAGCAACAGCGTCTAGCAATAGAGAACCAAACAAAAAACACTAAGCAACTTCTTGCAACAGAAAAGGCTCGCCTTGCAAATCTTAAAAAGATTACTGCTGAGCAACAGAAGAAACTTGCCTTAGATAAGGCTTCAGCCTTCCTTAATCAGGCACAAAAACTATTTGACCAAGACCGTATTCAATTAGCAGCAGCCGCTATGAATAAGCAGACGGAAGAAGACAAAGTCCGTATTCGCTTAAAGACTGAAATCTTAGATTTAGAAGATGCAATTAATTCAGGCAACGTGGAGGGCGCTGCTAAGTTAGCAGTTGCCATCTCTAAAGATGCTGAACTTCTTGGCATGCTTCGCGGTGACATGATTAGACTGGGTGACGTTCCAAATCCATTTGCAGCATGGCTCACAACCCTGCAACTCATTGCTGCGCAGTTATTGGCTTTGGCGCAACTTCCATTAATGGGAAGCGGCCTTTTCAATATCTTTAGCGCACCGCCTGGTGCTTACTCAACAGGTGGAGGAACAGCAGGTGGCAACCTAGGTTCTGATGTTTATCAGTCAACCCTGACTGGTCAGGCACTTATTAACAAATTAGAAAAGAACGATTCCTTTGCAAAGATGGCAACAGGTGGCGTTGTTAATAAGGCAACAATGGCATTAATTGGTGAATCAGGCCCAGAAGCAGTTATTCCTCTTGACCGCATGGGCTCAATGGGCAACACAACAGTTATTGTTAACGTAAGCGGTTCTGTTACAACTGAACGTGACTTGGTATCTGCCATTACTCAAGGTATTTACAACAACCAGGCTTCTGGTACTCCAATCAATTATTCAACGGTGTACTAATGGCATTACCTGCAACGCCTATTGTAAAAATTAACCTTACCCAAGGTGCATCATTTGGTACTGTGATGGTTTTAGGCACTGGCCAATTAGGTTTTGCTGAACTCGGTACAGTTGTTCCAATTATTGTTGATGTTTCCGCTTCTGTTTTAAAGATTTCAACACGCAGAGAACGTAACCTTTTGCAAGATAAATACATTTCTGCAACTGCTGTTGTGCGCGTGAACGACCCAACAGGCAATTTTAATCCCCAGAACACATCCTCAATTTATTATCCTAATATTCAACCGCTGCGTAAGATTCAGATTCAAGCAAATTATTCTGGAACTTTGTATCCAATCTTTTCTGGTTACATTACAGAATACAAATACACATACCCAACATCTCAGGAAACGGGATTTGTTGATTTCATTTGTTATGACGCATTTAGATTATTCTTTAATTCAAACGTAACAACGGTTACTGGTGCTACTGCTGGACAAGATACAGGTACACGTATTGGAAAAATTCTAGATGTTGTTACATGGCCAAATTCTCAACGGTCAATACAAACTGGCAACACAACTTGCCAAGTTGACCCAGGAACAACACGTTCAGTTCTTCAGGCTGTTCAAACTGCTGAATTTACTGAACAAGGTGCTTTTTATATTGACAAGTCAGGCGTGGCGGTATTTAAGAATCGTCAGTATGTTGTGGACGCTCAATCCGCTTCGCCGACTAAGTTCTCTAACGTAACTGGTTCGTCAGATATTAACTACTCTGGAATCCAATTTGCCTTTGATGATAAAACAATTGTGAACTCAGCAACAGTTACACGCATAGGTGGAACAGCACAAAGTTACTCAGATGCAACTTCTATTGCTGCTTACTTTACTCACTCAGTTACTGCTCCAGATATGTTAATGCAGACAGACGCAAATGCTTTGGCTTTGGCAACCGCCTATGTGACTAGCCGTAAAGACACAACAATTAGAATTGACTCCATTACGCTTGATTTAGTTACTTTAGGTTATGGTCCTGGTGTTATAGCAGCCCTAAGTCTTGACTATTTCAACACTATGCAAATTACCAATGATGGTCAAGGTGGCTCAACTATTGTCAAGACCTTACAATGTCAGGGAGTTGGCCACGATATTACTCCAAACACTTGGCAGACAGTTTTGACCACACAAGAACCTTTACTCGATGTTATGTACTAGAATTGACCCTATGAAAGAGGTGTGCTAATGGCAACAGGCTGGCCAATGAAAACGACTTATGCGAACGGAGATGTGTTCTCCGCATCGGATGTCAATGATACAAATGGCACGATTAACTTGCTCACTAGTAGCACACTTTCAATATCTGGTGGTAAAAACTTTCTAATAAATGGTGGTTTTGATATTTGGCAACGCTCCACTAGTGCATCAACAAGCACAGGTACTTATCCTGCGGCAGACCGTTATTGGGCATATACCAATTCAGGTTCAGCAACAATGGCTAGAGAAAGCACAGTTATTCCTGCTGGTGCAAGATACTCAGCAAAGATAACTGCAACTGGAGCAGGTACGCAAGTTTTCTTTGGGCAAGCGATAGAAACTGCTATGTGCGCACCGTTTATTGGTAAAACTGTTACCGTATCTGGACAATTAGCGGCATCAACAAGCACAGCACACACTTTGTTAGTTCAATACTCTACAACCGTAGACGATAGCCATTTTGGTTCTTGGACAAGCATTACTGCTGCAACAACAAGCGGAAGTTTAACTCCTACTTCTACAACCTTTGTATCCTTTGCTAATACTTATGCAATTCCATCAACGGCTAAAACTGTAAGAGTTGGTTTACAACCTACTGGAACTGTGGCTAATGGCGTTGCTCTTTATTATGGAAATCTACAACTAGAACTAGGTTCAACTGCCACAACCTTTAGCCGTGCAGGTGGAACTATTCAAGGTGAATTGGCTGCTTGCCAAAGGTATTTTTATTCGGTCAATTATTTAGTTGGGACAAAATCGGCTTACAATGTTATTGCCAATGGCAGGGCTGTTGGAACTACTTCCGCTTTAGTAACTGTAACACTTCCAGTTTCAATGAGAGTTGCTCCGACAAGTATTGCTTATGGTGGCAATATCGCCGTAGATGATGGAAGCACCGCACCCAATTTAAGTGCTTTGACCATAAATCAAGGCGCAACAAATAACACACTTTTAAGTGCAACTGTAACTGGAGTAGTTGCAAATAGACCAGTAATCGTCTATACAAATAATGATGCAACTGCTTATGTTCATCTTAGTGCGGAGTTATAAAAATGGATAATGTAACCTTTATTGAAGTTGATGGCATTGGCGGCAAACAAACTCACGCCATTATTGACAGAGGCAACGGAGAATTTACTTCAATGCTTAAATCAACCTATGACGAAATGATTGCTCAAAATGAAGCCTCTACTCTGTAAAGCAGGGCAACAACTTCGTGAGCAGATTGATGATTCCTTTCCTGACCGCGATAGAAAGTCCGATGGTTGGATAGGCGATGCTAGACACCAAAAAGCAGGTACTAGTGACCACATTCCAAGTCCGATTGACGGATACGTCAGGGCTTTGGATATTGACGCGAATCTCGACTCACGAGCCAATACAAGTGCTTATCTTGCCGACCAAATACGTATCTGTGCCAAGAAAGACAAACGAATTAAATACGTCATTCACCTCGGAAAGATTGCCTCGGCTAAATCACTTTGGCGTTTCAGACCTTATTCTGGCATTAATCGCCACGATAAACATATCCATGTCAGTTTTTCTCAAAAGGGCGATGAGAACGGTTCTTGGTTCGATATCCCGATGTTAGGAATAGGAAATGGAAATGAATAAAAACACAAAGAACGCAATTAAGTCCTACCTCAAGGCTGTTGCAGTTTCAGCAATTACTTTAGGCCTTGCGCTAGTTGCTGATATTCGTCCTGAGTATGCAGTTCTTGCATCTGCTTTAATTGCTCCAATCGTCAAATACCTAGACCCATCCGATGACCAAGTGGGATGAGTCCCCAAGATTGGGCGGCTGTTGTCGCTGTTGCGCTGACCGTTATTGGTTCATTTATTGGTGCTGTGAAATGGTTAGTAAAGCATTACCTAAGCGAACTAAAAAATAACGGAGGCTCAAGCATGCGTGACCAAATTACTGCATTAGAAGCGCGTGTTGAAACGATTATTCGCATCCTGGAGAGGTAACAATTATCTCATGGCAAGAAAAGCAACTAAGCAGTTAGAGGAACAAGGCTACTCAAAACTCGATGCTTATTGCATTGGGCTACATGAGTTTTACAAATCTCTTAAACGAGCAGGTTTTGCTGATTCAATCTGCATGAGCCTTATCATGGAAAAATCCGCTTACCCTGATTGGTTGTTACCTACGCCTATTAACCCGAATATCCCTGAACCTGACTGGTACGACGATGAGGATGAATGAAACGCACATTGGTTTGGCCCGACCTTCAGTGTCCATACGAGGATGCACATGTTGTACGCAATTTTGAATTATTTGCAAAAGCGTTTAAGCACGATTCTGTCGTTACTATCGGAGATGAAATAGATTTACCACAAATCAGTCGTTGGAGTGAGTCCACGCCTGGATGGTACGAACAAACATTAGCCTCTGACCGTGACCATACGGTTGACGTCTTATGGCGATTGACTCAATACGCCAAGGAAGCCCATACCATTCGCAGCAATCACACTGACCGTTTATATAACGTCATTATGAAGAAGATTCCTGCCTTCCTATCTTTGCCAGAACTTAAGTTTGAAAAGTTCCTAAAACTCGATGAACTTGGAATTCAATTTCACAAAGAGGCTTACCCCATTGCTAAAGGCTGGATTGCAGTTCATGGGGATTTAGGTGGGCTTAATCCTAACCCTGGAATGAGCGCATTGAACCAGGCCAAGAAGGCAGGCGTATCAACAATTATGGGGCATACTCATCGTGCTGGCAGGAGTGCTGTTTCTGAGGCCTACAACGGCTCTGTGAGGCGCGTACTGCATGGAGTTGAAGTGGGACACGCAATGAATGTAAAGGCCGCCAAATACGTATCTATGCCCAATTGGCAGCAGGCCTTTGCCATCGTTACAGAGATAGGCAAGAATGTCCAAGTTGACCTAATTTATGTGGAAAAGGATGGCACGTTTCTAGTTCACGGTAAGCGTTATGGGCGGCCTCGCTAGTGACATTTTCCCTGTACGCAGGGATATAGACGTTCAAATGGACGATGGAGAATTGTTACCATTTCGTTACCAAAATAGGCTTGACTTGTCCTGACCCTGTGCAACACTAATGCCATAACCAATCGAACGAATTGGGAAAAGGGGCAAAGATGGGCGCAATGAAAGCAGTTTATATGGATATGGCAGAGGACTTCGAAAATCTTAACGAAACCTCAATGCAGTTCAAAGGCAATAACTGGGAAGCACAGGACGGACGCTTTGAAGGCCAGGTCAATTACAATCTTGATTACATTTATTGGTTTGACAATTATGCCAATCTCATGGCAGCACGCACAATCCTTCAAGATTTTGGCAATAGTTACGAAGTCATCTTTGATGATGCCTTGGGCCAATGGTGCTTAATTACTGATTATCAATCAATGTGCTGGAGCAACTAATGTCACTATTCATGTGTTTTGTTTTTGGTGTTGTCTTTACATCTATTGGTTATTACATGGGAATTACGATAGGCCGTGAACAAGGTCAGAGAAACGGCTACTTGCGAGGACGTGCGGTTTCACGTCAAGAATTTTGGAGGGAATAGTGAAGGCAAGCGAGGTATTACAAAGTGCCACAGACATTATGCAGACTCGTCAGCGTGATTATGGTTCAGCGAAAGTTAACCAGGGTCGCATCGCTGCAAGGCTTACCTGTCTATTTAGTTTCCCAATCGACGATTACGAAGCAGCACTTGCAATGGTTGAAGTCAAACTCAGCCGAATCCAAGAAAGTCCCCACATTATTGACCACTATGTAGATGCGTGTGCCTACCTGGCAATGGCCTGTGAACTAAAAAACAGTGAGGATGATTTATATGTTTAATCTGCAAGATTATGAAACATGTGAAGTTCGTTTAGATAAATGGTGGAAGGACAACCCAGATGGTCGCGTGGCTACGGAACTCATTTCATTCCAAAATGGACAGTATATTGTTCAAGCATACTTATATAGGACTTTTGCAGATAGCGTTGCGTACTCCACAGGACTCGCTGAGGAGAAAATTACTGATAGAGGCGTCAATGCTACTAGCGCGCTGGAAAACTGTGAGACTTCGGCAATCGCTAGAGCGCTTGCAAATGCAAATTATGCGGCTAAAGGAAAAAGGGCTTCAAGAGAAGAAATGACGAAGGTTGTTAAACAACAGATGGCAACTCCTAAAGAGTACGTTCCTGTTGAAAAAGAAGATGACCCTTGGACAATAAAGGCTGTTGAAATGCCTAAGACATCTGCTGAAGCAGTGTCAATTGTAAAAGACATTATAGGTGCAACAACTGACAAGGATGTTCCAAGATGTCCACATGGAGAAATGTATTGGGCGCATGGAATGACTAAAGCAAATAAACCTTGGGGACATTTTAAGTGCATGGCAGCAGCAACTGGTGAAATGAATCGTTGTCCGAAAGGTGAAGATGTGCGTTGGTATGAAATAGGACCAAATGGAGAATGGCGTCCACAGAAAGTTAGGGGTTGACATGGCTGAAATGGTAATCTTTGATGATGGCACAGCAACCGTCATGGGCGGAGAGTTCGAAGAACCGCAAGATATTGTTATCTATTGCAATCTTTGCAATGAACCTTTGGCTATTACTCCAGAGGCTAATGACCAAGTCTTTATTACGTGCTTGAAATGTCACACAGTTAATGGCAAATAATGTGGGAGTATTCATTAACATCTGCTGAAGAAGCATTAGCAGTTCAGGTGGGTTATCACAGGCAGGCTGAGTTCTTTGGCAAGCCTGAGAAGAACATTAATTATTCAGAAGGTGATTTATGGGAAACATGGCAACATGCTGTGTGTGCAGGCTCTGAACTAGCATTTGCAAGGATGCTTGGATGGGACACGTTTATCCCTCATTGGAACAAATTCAAAGAATTACAGGATTTGCCTAGATTTGGAGAAATTAGATACACCTTCAATCATTCTAGAGGCATGAGGTTTTCAACTAGAGATGATGTTACTGAACGGTACGTTCTAGTTGTTGAGGGTTTAGCCAAAAGAACTAGACGTGTTGCACCTGATTACATATCACATCCTTACAAAGCGATTGGATGGGCTTATGGGCGAGAGTGTATGAATGATGAATGGAGATATAATGAAACCACTTGGTATGTCCCATTAGACAATTTAAGAGCAATGGAAAGTCTGGTATATGCCCAGTCAACACCGTAAGCATCGTGGCTACGCCACTGAGCGATTGGTAGCATCATATTTGCAGCAATGGTGGCCAAGCGCAAGCGTAGGAAGAGGTCAAGGCAAAGATTGTTTCAATGTTCCGTTCGACATTGAGGTAAAGGCGCGTAACTCACTTGACATCAAAGGGACACTTCGCCAAATCAAAGCACGTACTTCCAAATCGGGGGAATTGGGATTTGCGTGCTTCAGACTCAATGGGCAAGGGGAAGCATCGGTCGAGGAGTTCGTCTGTATGTTGACATTGGGTGATTTGGTGGAGTTATTACGCAAGGCAGATTATGACCGAATACCACCAGACATTGATTGGGAAGCGGCAAGCATTAGATGTGAACAATGTGGTTCGTGGAAGATTAAGAACTGGAGATGTAAAACCTGTGAGAAAGAAGCGACTAATGCCGATGTATGAATATCGTTGTCCTATTTGCAATACACAAATGGAGTTAGAACTATCTATGGACCATGACTTAGTGCGTTGTACTGATTGTGGCGCACAGGCTAATCGCATCTATTCAGTACCTGGTTTAGTGTTCAAAGGAAAGGGATTTTACTCAACAGATAAATAGAAACGCCGTCCTGACCAGCACAAATAGAAATGGATTTGACATGACCAGTACACTCAGAAGGCTAGAGCAGCCCAACTGCTCAGAGCGAACCGTGAAGCGGTTAGTTCGCTCGATAGCAATCGTGTTAGGGAGCGCTCTATGCTTCTCCTTGGTATCAGCAGCAAGCGCGACAACACCGCCAACAAAAAGACTTACATCAAAGCAATATGCTCAAGGACAATTAACTCCTCAATTATATAAATGCTTATCTATTCTCTATGGTAAAGAGAGTGCTTGGAATTACAGAGCAGTAGGTAATCTTAATGGTAAGCATCGTGTGTATGGGATACCACAAGGCAAGAGTGAATGGTTACGTACTGCTAGTCCTATACAACAGATAGACTGGGGACTTCGCTATATCGGTAATAGATATTCATTTGTGCGTACAATAGAAGGTATGCAACCCAACACATGTAAGGCATTACAACATTGGAAGAAACACGGATGGCATTAAGAGGTGATGACCTAAGCACTGGTCATTGGAAGAAGCAGAGGTTGCGTGTGTTAGCACGTGATGCTTATACCTGTACATATTGTGGTGAGGTAGCAACAGAGGTTGACCATGTAATACCACGCAAGGTTGGTGGTGGTCATGAGATGGATAACTTAGTGGCTTCATGTAGGTCATGTAATTTACGCAAGGGCGCACGCTCAGAAGCGGTTTTTTTTTCGGCTTCTTCTACCCCCCCTGTTTTTCCAGAACGTCCCTCCCCGACTCGGTCCAAGCCGCTCCGAACCAGTCCGTTTCAATCGGAAAATAAACCAGAGTGATGGCAGAACAAACCAAAAAGAAAAAAGTCTTACGAGGGGCAACTGAACCAAGGCTTCACAGTCCATATTTGAAGGGCAAATCACTCGTAAAAGATGTTGAAGAAATTGCTGAGATGCTTGGTCAACCGCTTTTGCCTTGGCAGAAATTTATTGCAAGGGATATGTTGGCTGTTGATAGCAAAGGTAATTTTATTCGCAAGTCAAACCTGCTATTAATTGCACGCCAATCAGGAAAAAGCCATTTCGCTCGTATGCTCTGCCTGGCACACCTGTTTAAGTGGCCTTCAAAGAACATCCTTATCATGTCCTCCAATCGAAGCATGGCATTAACATCATTTCGAGAGATTGCTTATATCATCGAAGGCAATCCAACTATGAAGGCAATGGTCAAGCAGATTAGATACGCCAATGGAACAGAATCCATAGAATTGTTAGATGGAACGCGTTTAGACGTGGTCGCAGCAACGAGAGATGGTTCTCGCGGAAGAACCGCCGATTATTTATGGATTGATGAGTTGCGCGAAATCTCAGAAGAGGCTTTTCAGGCTGCAACGCCTGTCACACGCGCACGCGCTAATGCGCAAGCGCTTTACACGACGAACGCAGGTGATGCTTTTAGTTCTGTGCTGAATTCCATTATTGAAAGAGCGCGTTCTTATCCTCCTAAGTCTTTAGGTTATTACGAATACAGCGCACCGCAGTATTGCAAGATAGATGACCGCGAAGCATGGGCAATGGCCAACCCTGCACTTGGTTACACAGTCACAGAAGAGGCAATTGAAGAATCGATTGCAACATCTAGCATTGAAACAACAAGAACTGAAACACTTTGCCAATGGGTTGACTCATTGCAATCACCTTGGCCGCTTGGCGTTATCGAAGAAACCTCAAATAGTGATTTAGTTATGTCACCTGGACCAATTACAATTTTTGCCTTTGATGTGAGTCCGTCAAGACGCAATGCAAGCATTATCGGTGGCCAAATTCTTTCTTCTGGCAAAATAGGGTTTGGATTAATGCAGACTTGGGAGAACTCAGTAGCGGTTGACGATTTAAAAATAGCGGCTGACATAAAAGCGCTCTGTGACCAGTGGAAACCGCGTGCGGTGATGTTTGACAAATACACCACGCAATCAATTGCAGACCGCCTCTCAAATGCAGGCGTAATGGTGGAAGATTGCTCTGGTCAACGCTTCTATCAGGCGTGTGGAGAACTTCTCGATGGATTTGTGAACTCTAGGGTTGAGCATCAAGGCCAACAGGAGTTAGTGCAAATGTTTAACAACTGTGCAGCCAAAACAAATGACACCGCTTGGAGAATTGTTAGACGTAAGAGTGCTGGAGATGTTTCAGGTGCAATTGCAACCGCAATGGTCGTTCACAAACTGTCAATGCCAATTTCAAGACCTCAGATTTTTGGTTAGACACAACACGCCGTAATTGTCAAGTATTAGACAATGTATGGTATTATGTCTAAATGGGTATCTTTTCGCGTTTTACAACGCAAGCACCAATAAAACAAGAATCTTCAATTCTCGCGCAATATGCGCCTCAATTAATGTCAGAAAATTACAATCTTTACAATTATGGTGCTTTTGGTATTCGCCGCGAAGAAGCAATGTCTGTTGCTTCAGTTGCAAGATGTCGCAATTTAATTGCAGGAACAATTGCATCAATTCCTTTAGAGTTATACCGCAAATCAACTGGAGAAGAATTAGGTTCACCAGTTTGGTTAGAACAACCATCTAAGTCACAACCACGTTCAGTAACTCTAGCCTGGTCTGTTGACTCACTTATATTTTATGGGGTATGTTACTGGAAAGTAACAGAATTATATGCAGACGATAATCGTCCTGCACGTTTTGAATGGGTTGCAAATAGCCGCGTAACTTTTGACTTAAACATTTTGAATGAATATGTAACTCAGTATTACATTGACGGTGTTGCAGTACCGAATGACGGACTTGGAAGTTTAATCACATTTCAAGCATTTGATGAAGGTGTTTTATCACGCGGCAAAGAACTTATTCGTGCATGCGTTGATTTGAATAAAGCAGCATCTATTGCAGCATCAACTCCTATGCCTTCTGGAGTATTAAAAAATAACGGCGCAGACCTCGACCCTAAAGAAGTTCAAGGATTATTAGCCGCTTGGAAGTCCGCACGTAATAATCGTGCAACTGCTTTTCTCACTTCTACTTTAGAGTACCAAGCGACATCTTTTTCACCTAAAGAAATGATGTACGACGAAAGTAAACAATTCCTTTCAACTGAAGTTGCAAGAATGATGAACGTGCCTGCTATTTACTTGTCTTCTGATATGAATTCAAGTTATACATATACCAACGTTTTAGATTCACGTAAAGATTTTCTGGCTTACACTTTGCAACCTTATATTTCTGCAATAGAAGACCGTTTATCAATGGATGATATTACGGCTCATGGAAATCAAGTAAAATTTGCAATTACTGACACATTCCTTCGCCAAGACCCATTGGCTGAATTAGCAGTGATTGAAAAGTTGTTATCTCTTGGACTTATTACCACAGAGCAAGCAATGGAAATGACAGACCAAACACCTAATGGAAATGGCGGTATGTAATGTCTGAAATGATGACATTTACCCTAGAGGCAGCAGAACTTACTGCTTCAGTTGAAGAAAGAACAATTAGCGGAAAGATTGTTCCAATGGGAACAGGCGAAGTTGGAAATACTTCAGCAGGCGCAGTTATTTTTGAACGCGATTCAATAGAGATACCAGAACCCAAGTCAATCCGCCTTTTGGCGCAACATGACATTAAGCAACCTCTGGGTCGCGCTCAATCCTTTGAAACACGTTCAGACGGCGTTTACGCTGTATTTGCTTTAAGTCGCAGCAGTAAGGCAACAGACTATTTGCTTATGGCGCAAGAAGGTTTAGTTACAGGATTAAGTGTTGGCGTTGAAGTTAAGTCATCAAAGCCTTCACGCAATGGCGTTATGCACGTTACATCAAGTGTTTTACGCGAAGTATCTGCTGTAACAGAACCAGCATTTAAGTCAGCACAAATAACAAAAATTTCGGCGGAAGAATCTGCAACAGCAGAAGAAATTGTCGAAGAAAACCAACTAACAGAAAGTGAGGCCGTCGTGGAGAATACTCCAGCAGAGGCAACAACTCCTGAGGTCGAAACCCCTGCGGTAGAGGCCTCACGTCCAACAGTTAGCGTTACATCAGTACGCGAACGTGTTGCACCAATTACATCATCACAATACCTCGATGCAAGCATCAAAGCAGCAATGGGTGACGATGCAGCGCGTCGTACAATTCAAGCAGCAGATGATTCAACATCAACAAACACAGGTTTGACATTACCGTCACACCTTAATACTTTCCTAACAGATACATTCTCAGGCCGTCCAGCATTTGATGCTGCAACACGCGGTTCACTTGCAGGAATTGATGGAATGTCATTTACAATTCCACGTCTTTACACAAATGCTTCTTCAGCAAACGTTGCACCAACAGTTGCAGCAGTTAACGAAGGTGCAGCAACTTCAGAAACTGGGATGAC